CGCCGCGTCTCCAGAAACTGAGCGTCCTCGGGAGGAATACCAATCGACTGCCAGGTAACGCCCTCCTCCAGGATCGCCACGCGATGTTTGTTCGTGAGACTCCGATGCAGCTCCTCCCACGATTCCCTGAGCCGCCGCGCCGCGTTCTCGCTCAGCCGCCCGGGGTGCTGGAGCACGCCTCCAGGCCGCGAGTCGTTCGCGAAAAACCGGGCTCCAAACTCCTCGGCAGCGAGCCCAAGCCCAATCGCCTCTCGCGCCAGCCGTATCGGGCTGTACCCAACGTATCCGTCGCCTGATAGCGCCCGGAAATGCAGGATCTGCGCAGGTGCAAACACGGTCCAGGATCCGTCAGGCAGCGAATACGCATACATGCGCCCACGGTCGCGGGTAGGTTCCAGTATGGTCATTCTGTCCGGTCGCAGGGGCCACAGCGCAGTTACCCGGCCAGACGCATCGCTCTCGATCTCCGCGTAGGCATTCCCCCACAGCTCCAGATGCCCAACGATGGTCTCAACGAACTCGACCCGAGTCATTTCCGGGTTCGGCGCATCATGGAGGATCGGGTAGAGCCGGTGGCCAACCGCCCGCTCCTTGCCTCCAGCCGGTAGACGCCGGTACACGATCCACGGCAGGCTGGCTATCGTCTCCGCGATCACCCGGACGCACGCATACACCGCGCTATAGCTCAGCGCCGCATTCTCGTTAACGTGCTTCCCCGACGCCGATGGAGCCCCCCCGGATATCCAGTCGATGAACCACCTCGCGGGGTCCCGCAGACTAAAATCGCGCCTCCCCGGCGCGATCAGACTCGACACAAAGCCCATCTCAGCCGCTCCTCCGTGCCTTGAGCAGCCCCGCAGCCATCAGCACGCCGCCGAGCCAGAACAGCGTAGCCGGGGCCGCGAGCATGAAAAAACCGGCGGCTATCAACAGCACGCCGGTCACAACCAGCACGTCCGCCGCATCGGGCCACGTCATATCACCAGCACCCCTCGGTCCTCGTATACGCTACGACTATCCATCACGCCAGCCGCGAGCGCATCCCTCCTCGCCTCCCAGCTCAGGATGGCCGCCATCGCCGCGTCAATCTTGTGCGGGGAGTCCGGTCGCTCCTTGCCGATGGTCCACAACTGCACGCGCTGGTCGTCGAAGATCGGCAGCATCCTGCGGCACGCATTCCCGATATGCCGCTCCAGGTCCCTATCCCCGCTATGGCTGATCTCCCCTCCCCTAATTGCGTTGTCGAAAGACCGGATCGCGTAGGCCATGGCGCTCTGCCTATTCGTTCTCCAGGCCACGACCCGCTCGGCGCCATATTCACCGGCCCATTCAGCCACCTGCGTCTCCCAATACGGCGGATCGGCGTACATCCTCCAGACGTTCCACCGCTCGAACGCAGCAGCCACGGCCGCGTGGACCTCAGCTTCCGGCACGCTCCAATCGTCGGCTCCGGGCGGCCTCTCCCACAAGCCGACCAGCCACTGGTAGCCGGTCGCAACATGCGTCGCCACAATGGCCGTTGCGTCATTGTGCCGCGCGCCGTCAAACCCGAGAGTAATGACATCCCCATCCGGCACCACGTGGCCGGGCTTGGCCAGCGCCCTCCACCTCTCGACATCGAACGCCCGTTCTGACGTCCGGACGAGCCGGTTCAGCCACACCCGTTCTAGATACTGCCTATCGGCCGTCGGGTCGGCCCACTGCTGGACTATCCCGTCGATGTCGCTCCACTCGGCAGCCGGACCACTCGCCTCCAGCACGGCCGCCCGGATGGCACTCAGATCCGGCATCCCATCCTCCGCGTACAGCCTCAGGTCGTCCGACGCCTGACGGTGGAAGAAGAACAGCGACGCATCCTTCAGCCGACCGCCGGCTACCTGCCTCGCATAGTTCATCGTATCCTCGGCCACGCTCCCCATCCCCGGGGCCGGGGCCGTGGTAATCTCCAGGCTCCAGGCATCGGCAAGCCGCCTCTTCGGGACGTTGGCCAGCATCGTTCTGTGCGCCTCCTTCTGGCGCGGCAGTACGAGCCTGTGCGTCTCGTCGAACACCTGGAACGTGGTCCTGGCTCCATCCCTGGCATCCGGGGCCGTGGCCAGGGCCACCGCCTTGCCGTCCCCTCCCCGCCGCAGGATACGCTCCAGCCCGATGTCGAAGTCCCGCGCTAGCGGCGAGCATTCGAGGATCACCCGCAGCGCATGGTAGGCCAGCTCCTCGGATTGCTCCTCCGTGTACGCGATCATGGGGATATACGGGTCCACCACCGGCCCCCCGATCGGGTTCCCATGGCCATCCCAACCGACGCACCGGACCGGCCCATCCGGGTGGAGCTCGACGGCAGCGAGCCAGGCCGCCAACTCGGTCTTCGCCGTCCCCTTGCGCAGCGATATGGCGACGCGCTTGAAACGCCGCCGGCCGGCCTGCGGATGGTCTTGCGGGTAGACCTCGTAGATCCGATAGATCAGCGCCCGCTTCTCGGCATCCAGCCTGGCCGGCTGGCCGCGCAAATCCCCCGGCCCGAACACGAGATATGTCTCGATGAAGTCGCATACTTGCGGACCTAGCGTCGGCCAGGGCTCGTCGTCCAGAGCCGGCACCATCAAGACCGTCATGACACCACCGTCAGCAGCCGCCTAGGATCATTGGCCGGGTCGACCTCCGCCACCGGGGAGCGACGCCTGGTCGCCTCCTCGGCCTTCTCGACGATCCACTCCAGCCGACGCCGATCGAGGGGCGTCAGCCCGAAGTGGGCTTGCTCCTGCCTGATCTCGGCCGCAATCGCGAGCTTCGGCTGCGTCCAGAACCGATCGACCAGCACGGCCAACCTATAGAGCGCGTGCACGTCAACGTCCAGGTATTCGCCAGCCATCGGCGAGCGCCAGACCTCCCGCCACCAGGCCAACGTCAGCTTGTGCCACTCCCTATCCCGTGGCAGCGACGGGGCACGCCGACGCGGCGGGGCAGCCACCTGGAGGGTCGCCCTCGTCACGGCCTTGTTCCTGCGCTGCCTCAGCGCCGGGTCCTTCGGATATCTGCCCCTCATAGCGACTCCCTAGCCTCCCGATCCTGCCGGAGCGCGCGCTTCAGCTGGATGATCTTGATCACTCTATCAATCGCCTCCGGGTCCCCGCTCCTCGCCTGAGCATGGATCGCCGCAAGCATCTGGTTCAGCAGCGGCAGCTCTTGTGCCTCAATCGGGTCAGTTTCATTGCTTCGCATAGTCTGCTTTTAGCGGTCTCCTCTCCGCCACACGAAAGTAGCGGCTCACTAGAGCCGCTACCCTATCTCCGTTTAGCGCTATTATACGTGCTTCAGCGGCCGCTCAGAATATCGGCACCGTAGGAGCCGATTTTAGGCCGCGTTTTGGACCCGGATGTCTAATCACACCGTCCGTATATACCAGGCCCGTATTTTCGCATTCTACCGCGCGCCGATTTTGCCGTGTCTGCCGCCGTGCGCCCGTTTACCGCCGGCTCACGCCAATACCCGGAATCTCTCAGGTACGATACGCGGCACCGCATAGTCCCACGAGATATTGTGGTGGACGCGCTTATGCACGGCGCCCATCAGCCCAACCCGAACCGCCGACGGGTTGAACATCACCGTATACGCGGACTTGACGTAGGTCCCGTTGTCCAGGTACAGCCCCGTCATCCCACCCGCATTCGATTGCGTCGGCTTTTGCTTGATCGCAACCATCGGCACGGTAAGGAGCACGTACCCTCGCTTCCCCAGCTCGACGTACGTGTTCACATCCTCGTTGACCTTGCCGACGAACGAGAACGGCCGATCCGTCCGGAGAAAGAAGGTATTCATCGCCTTCCGCAGCAGGCCGTCCCGCCACCTAAACGGTCTCCCGATGCGCTGGCCAATATAGTCCCCCGTCTGCGCCATGCACACCGTCAGCACCCTGTCCGGCATCATCGCCAGGCCGTCCAAAAACGCGTCGAAGAGCCGGTCCAGGTCCCCGATCGGGATGTCCCGGCAGAAGTTTCCGTCCGGCGTGATCGCGTAGCGGAAGAGCGTATAGTCGTCGTCGAGCTCGAGAAACGACTCCAGCCCGAGCTCCCTCGCGAACCCAAAGGCCGCGTTCCTGGCATAGATCACGGCCCGGCGCTCCTGGAAGTTATCCGCCGTGTCGAACGCCTTCTCGACCTCGGCCTTGTCGAACACCAGCACCGACTCGTTGCCGTACCGGCGCCGGTACTCCTCCACCGTCGGGTCGTCCGTGCTCACCACCAGGTAGACCGGCCCGCTGTACCGCTGGCGCCGCAGGCTGTTCAGCGTCACCACCCGCCCGGGTCGGCCATACGTCAGGATAAATACCGCAAACCGGTCATGCCGCATCGGCATCGCCGGTATCCTCCCGGTACATGTCCGCTATCTCCCTCACGATGTGCATGTACCCGTTCTCGATAGCCCGACCAACATCGAGGATCACCAGCGCACTATCCTCCATCAGCCGTTGGATATCCGCCGGCGCCCGGGCATAGTACTCCGCGATATTCCGGTAGTTAAACACGATATGCCGGGTCGCAGCCGCCCGCAGGAACTCCCTCACGTCATCCGGGATATCCGCCTTCTCGATCTCGGCCACGAGCTCATCAGCCCTCGTCCGATCGTATAGCTGCGACACCTCCACCGGATCGCCACGAGGCTCGTAGATCGGCGTCTCGATCTTCGACTGGTACGGGTTCTCCCCGTCGCCGGCAAGGGAGCTGAGCAGCGCCTGGATCGCCTCATCCTCGGTCTCGATCCCCGCTATCAGCTCCGACAGCTTCTCGTCGTCGGCCGACGCCATCGCCCCGATCGGGTCCAGGGTCGCCAGGACGAGCCGCTCCTCCTCCTCCGACAGGTCCACCTGGACGTACGGCACCGGGGTATCATCCCCCTCGCGGAGCGCCAGCTCCACCCGGAGATGGCCGTCAACCAGATGACCGGTCCGGACGTTCTCCACCACCTGCTGCACCCAGCCGACCTCGGCCAGTACGCCAGTCAGCGCCTGCTGCTGCGCCTTCGCATGCACACGCCAATTGAACGGGTTCGCCAAGAACTCAGACGCCGGCTTGACTCCAGACCCGACGATCCTATTGCGCCAGTTCATCGCATCGCCATTTCCGTACAGGCATTTTTCAAGG